TGCATTTCCACCACCATAATTAGTATCGCTCCAATTTATTGAAATAGAATCACTTGTTGTTTCACCACTAATAGTTGTTGCACAAATTCTAAATGTTGCGGTTGTTGAACCTGTTGGTGTTATTGGAGAAGCATATATTGTTGGAGAATATGTATGATATAATAAACCATTTTGACTTCCACCACTAACACTTATTGTTGTATCATATGATCCTGTTCCACCAGTACTTGCTGATATGGTACTGATTGCATTTGTACATCCAGTAACTGACCAACATAAATTACATGTTCCAATATAACTGATATCACCATATTGTCTACTAATTGATCCTGTTGTAAAATATATATCGGATGTTGGGGGGGCATCTGGAAAAAAGAATTTTTCTAAAAATGTTCCAACTGTTGTTGAATTCATATTTAATCCTTCATAAGGTTCTCTTCTGATATTTTCAATGCCGCAAATAAAAGATGTGTCCCCACTCAAACTTGATGTCATTAATTTTATGACATTACCATCAAATGTTAATACCTTTCCTGTTGAACCAGAAGTTGCACCACTAGCTGTCACAATCACATTATTTCCAGTACCATCACTTAATGTTAACCCACTTACTGTGGCTATTTGTGTTTGACCATTTAATGTTAATGTTGTTCCGCTTAGTTGTTTAAATTCAATATTTCCCAAATTTGGGCGAGCGAAGAAAGTCATTTTATCTTTGTTTTAAATATTTAATTATTTATAATATTGCTAAAATAATGACCGTCCAATGAGTTGATAAAAAACCGAATATTATTCGGTCATTATTTATCATAAATACAAAAAAATATATTTAAAAACGTTATTATACAAAAAAACCCCATAAGAAATTTCCTATGGGGTTTTAATATTTTAATAATAGATTTAATTTACTGAGTTTTATTATAGTTTTCTCGTAGTTTTTTTAAAATTTCAGAATTATATGGTTCATCTGGATCTTTTGTTAGTTTATCTTCAACATTTGAAATATTAATATTTTCATTTATTTTTGTATGAATTTCAATGTTTGTGGATTTACCCACCATTTCTTCAACTTTCTCAATTACAGATTTTTCATTAAATTTATTATATTTTTTTACATTAGAACTATATCTATCATCTTCAATGATAATCTGCATTGAATCATTATTAAAAATACAATCCATAAAAGTTTGTCCATCTTGTGCAAATCTTGCTTTAATTATTCTAATATTTGCAAAATTTGCTTCTTTTTGATCTGGAGTCTTTGCAATACTCATAACAAAATGTGCTTTTTGTATTCTTTTAATGTTACCACCGCTTTGATATGCTTCAACTAATTCAGAATTAATACTTAATCTATTGCCTTGAATTGCTGTCCATGAAGGTATATTAAAATCAGAAGCTAAAGCATCAAAAGATTTAACAACAATCAATTCAGCTTCATTCCTATCTGCAGTCCTTTTATGCGATTCGACACAATCAAGATAATCCAGTACTAATATTTCAAATTTAATACCCCATTTTTTTTGATAATTGACCATCCAATTTCGGATATCCATCATTGTTGTATTTTCTTGGCTGAATTTTTTTATAACTAATTTCCCCTGACCTTCAATTGTCTTTACTTTATCATATACTAATGATTTAACATTTTCGGAATCTTCATCAATTTTACTTAATGGTACTCCAGACCAAATTGTATAGTGCTTACGTTTTATTTGATCTTCAGTATCTTCAAAAATAATCTGAAGAACATTTTTACCTAATTCATAAGCAGTATTAGCTATTTTGGTTAATAATGTTGATTTTCCTGTTCCTGTTGGGGCAAGTATTATACCAATTTCACCTTTACCAAGACCACCACCAGTTAATGCATCAATAACTTCAACACCCGTAGGAATTGTTTCACGAAATTCTTTTCTTAATACATTTTCAATATCATCAATTACCTCTGTCCCATAATCTTCTTCATCTCCAATATTTGAAATTTTTTGAATTTTTTCTTCTAACGTAAATAACGTATTTTTATTTCTAATTTCCCCCGATTTCGTTTTTTCAATAATGAATTCTGCAAGTTTTCTATATTCTTGTTGTTTAATGAATTCAATTGTTGATTTTTGTACAATATCCCCATCATATAACAATTCTTTATTAATAACCCTTTCATTCCATAATTCAATTCTTTTAATTACACCAAATAATGATTCTTCTTCAATGATATTATTTGGTGTTTTATACTTATTAATTGCTTGGTGAATTGTTTTATTTTGAAGATTAGGTACTTTTTCGAATTCTTTCATGAATTCTAACATAATAACATATAATCTTTTTACGTTAAAATCATCAAAATATTCTATTGCTAGTTGTGGAATTGTTTTTTCAGCAAATTCTGGTTCTACTAATAATTGCCATATTAAACGTTGTTGGAACTCATGACCTAAATAGGAAGTAAATGTGTTTTCTTGTGTTTCACTCATATTTGATTAAATATAATATTGATTAAATATTGATATTGTTAATAATTAAATATTAACAATATCAAAAGATTAATATTATCAATAGGAATACCTATTATAATCGATAAGAAAATGGTATTATTAGTTACGAATGGTTCTTAACATTTCTTCCCGTTTCATTGGTGAGAAGTCTCTAATTTGATTTATTGAAAATCTTTTTTCATTAATTAAAGCATAGTCATCCCACATATTTTTAACATCCTTATATTTTATTTTATCATATATATTATTAGCAATTTCAATAACACCATATAATAAATCAGCAGACCATCTTGCAACAGGATTAAAATTATCAACATAAAAATTTCGTTCAACAATTGGTTTGTCGTTAATATATAAACCAATTTTACATTCAACTCCTCTAATTGTTCTTCCTTCTATTTGTTGTTCAATTACTTGTGGATTATATTCATAATATTTCTTTGTTTCTTTTGGAAGATAATTAAGTTGGGATTTGTAATATGAATAAACATCGTAATAAAAATCATTTCCAACCTCAATAATTGTATCACATTTTTTTTTCGATAATATTTTTTGCAACATTATTATTGATGTTGGTAAAATACTTCGAATATTTACAGAATATCTTGTAAATGGATTGAATTGGTCAGCATCAAATATTTTTTCACATAATAATAAATCTTCTTGATAAAGCGAAAATTTAAATTCATTATTTTTTTCCGTCTCGTACATTTTTTTCGTTTTAAGTTAAACTATAATACAAAAATAATAAAACATTAATTTAGATGAAATAGTTTCTAATTATTTATTATTATCATATTCTGTTAATAATTGTTTTTCATTCATAATTACAGTATAAAAGGGTTCAACATAATTTACAAATGTGCCCTTATATAAACTTAAAAATTCATCTTCAATCATCATTTTATAAAGATTATTACTACCTCTATTTTCTGAAGAGAGTGGCATTTTGAGTTGCTCCAACTCATCAATTGCTTCTTGATTAAGAATTGGTTCTTTTAAATTCATTAACTTATAATTTAATTTTAACCTATCAATATTAGCTAATAAATTTTCGAAAATTTTTAAGGGTTTTTGTTTATTTTGAATTCTTTCTTTATTTAATTCATTTGCCATTTGACAAATTTCTTTAACACTAAGATGTTTATTCTTTAATTCTGGAAAATATTTTAATAAACTATCCTCCTTAACACCTTTTATTCCATCAATATTATCTGAAACATCCCCACTAATTATCTTTATTGTTAATGCATTACTGTAGTGATGTTTAAAATGCATAAAATAATTTGTTTTATTAATTGGTTCATATTTATCTGCAAATAATATTGTAATATTTAATTCATCAAGTAATTGTGAAAAATCTCTATCATTTGTAAATATAAAAAGTTCTTCTTCATTATTATTGGTTAAACAATATTGGGCAATTAAATCATCTGCTTCAATATCATTAACTTCAATTTGTCTTAAAAACAATTCTTCAGCATATGCTTGTATTCTTTTTCTATTTTTTAATAAAGAAACTTCTTTTTCTTTTTCGTGTTTTATTTGAGTTTCTGTTAATTCTATTTTATCATGCCATTCTTTTGTTTTTCTATTTGCTTTATATTTAGTATCCAATAAATATCTAAATTTTCCACCATTTTCACCATCCCACATAAGAACTACCTTATTTATCATATGTTCTTTAATTAATTTGCGGATTGTTGTAAAAAAAGAATATAATCCACCAATAAAACCAAAAGAATTTGTATATGAATCTTTAGCCCCATTAAATGAACGTTTTAATAAATAATTAGAATCAACTAATAGTGTTCTTGTTTTCATTTTATTTAAATAATTTGGGTGGAATTTAATTTTCCACCCAAATAATTAGTAATTAATTATTTTCACCGTAATCAGCAAAATTGACAATATCATTTTTTGTTTCTTCAAATTTATCTTTAATATCATCAGCACTTATTGTATCATCTTCTAAAATATTTCTAAAATATAAAATATTTTCTTTTTTATATTCGGGTAAATTTTCATTAAAAATAAAGCCATGAGGCATTGACATAATTCTACCTTCTAATGATATACCACCAAGAGGACCGTCTATTTGATTTTTTGCAACATTTACTTT